GACTTCTTTAATAAGAGAAGTATTAACTACAGTAAAAAATCAAAATCAATTACATCAAACGACTTATTTTAATAAAGACAAAAGAATATGAAAAACAGAGAACCATTTGATTGGATAAATGAAGAATCATTAACGTTTCTTCGCAGAGGGTATTTGAGTGAGGGTGAAAAACCTTTAGATAGAATTGAAACTATTGCAAATCATGCAGAAAAACTTTTAGGTATAGAAGGTTTTGCTGAGAAATTTATAACCTATATGGGTAAAGGTTGGTATTCACTATCTTCACCAGTATGGGCAAATTTTGGTAAAAAAAGAGGACTACCAGTAAGTTGTTTTGGTTCTAATATTGGAGATAATATCGAATCTATTTTATACACACAGGCGGAAGTTGGTGAAATGAGTAAGATGGGAGGTGGTACCTCAGGATATTTTGGTAATATTAGAGGTAGAGGTGAAAAAATTACTGATAACGGTCACGCACCTGGTTCAGTACACTTTATGAATCTTTTTGAAAGTGTTGTAGATAACATTTCACAAGGGGCTACACGTAGAGGTAGATTTTCACCATACCTACCTGTTGAACATCCTGATATCATGGAGTTTTTAGAGATTGGAACTGAAGGATTTCCAATTCAAGACTTAACACATGCAGTTACAGTTACCGATGAGTTTATGAATGATATGATTAATGGTGATTCGGAAAAAAGAGGTATATGGGCGAAAGTTATACAAAGAAGAGGTGAAATAGGTTATCCATATATTATGTTTACAGATACCATGAACAAAAAATCACCTAAAGTATATAGAGACAAAAATGCAAAAATTTATAATTCTAATCTATGTTCTGAAATAGCTTTACATAATTCTGAAGATGAGTCATTTGTTTGTGTACTTTCTTCTATGAATTTATTGTTTTTTGATGAATGGAAAGATACTGACGCGGTTGAGACGTTAACATACTTTTTAGATGCGGTAGTTACTGAATTTTTAACTAAGTTAGAAAATTTAAGAGACGATGGAACAATTGAAGGTAAGAGAGCGTTTTTTTATATGGAAAAATCTTATAATTTCGCTAAGAGACAAAGAGCGTTAGGTTTAGGTGTTTTGGGATGGCACTCACTACTACAATCTAAAAATTTACCTTTTGATAGTAGGGATACTGCGAAGTTAAACGTAGAGGTTTTTAAATTAATAAAAGAAAAGTCTTATAGTGCTTCTGAAAAATTATCAAAGATGTTTGGTGAACCTGAATATCTAGAAGGTTACGGTAGAAGAAATGTGACCTTAAACGCGATTGCACCAACAACGTCATCGGCATTTATATTAGGGCAAGTGTCACAATCAATCGAACCAATATGGTCTAATTGTTATGTTAAAGATGTGGCTAAAATGAAGGTTACGATTAAAAATCCTATACTTAAAAAATTATTACAAGATTTAGATAAAGATAATAAAACAACGTGGGATAGTATTAAGAAGAAAGATGGTTCAGTTCAACACTTGGATTTTTTAACTGACGAACAAAAAGAAGTATTTAGAACGTTTTCCGAAATAAATCAGTCTTCAATTATTAATCAAGCGGCTATCAGACAAGATTATATAGACCAATCACAATCTTTGAATCTTATGATTTCACCTGATATGCCAACCAAAGACGTTAATAAATTACTTATCGACTCTTGGAAACTAGGTGTAAAAACACTATACTATCAACACTCTATGAATTCTGCACAAGCATTTGCGAGAAAAAAACTAAAATTGAATGATTTAGAATGTGTGGCATGTGAAGGATAAAAGAAAACCCGTCAATAGACGGGTTTTTTTGTCATAAAAAACAAACAATAATATTTATCTGTATGGCACTTGAAAAAACATACGGTATAAAGTTTCCATTTAGAGAAAGTAAACAAGGTAAATATCTTTCTCTTACTGAAACCGTTGCTCAAGAAATAAGAACAGACCTACTACACTTAATACTCACTAGAAAGGGTAGTAGATACTACTTACCCGATTTCGGAACAAGAATATACGAATTCATATTTGAACCAATGGACGGACCAACGTTTGATGCAATTAAATCAGACATTAGAGACGCAGTGGACAAATACATACCTAATTTATTATTAAATGAAATAAAAATAGAGCCATACACTAAAGATGATAGAAGTCCTGTAGGTGAATTAAATGAAGAAGATATGGACACAAGATATGAAATGTTTGACATATTTAGAACGCCTGGTGAGGGAGTAGAGGACTATACAGCTAAAGTAACAATAGATTATACTATTAAAAGTAATACTTTTGAAAGTAGAGATTTCATTATAATTAATATTTAATATAGATGGCAAATAAAAAAATATCTTATACCGAAAGAGATTTTGAAGGATTAAGACGGGACCTTATAAATTTTACAAGACAATATTATCCTGATTTAATAGATAATTTTAACGACGCTTCGGTATTTTCAGTATTTTTGGATTTAAATGCTGCTATTGGTGACAACCTACATTATCATATTGATAGAAGTATACAAGAAACAGTATTACAGTATGCACAACAAAAATCTTCTATATACAACATTGCGCGTACCTATGGATTAAAAATACCAGGTAATAGACCATCAATTGCGCTTTTAGACGTGTCAATCACAGTTCCCGCTTTTGGTGACCAGGAAGACAGTAGATATTTAGGAATTGTAAGAGCAGGTTCACAATTTGTTGGTGCAGGACAAGTATTCGAAAACACGGAAGATATCGACTTTTCAACACAATATAATAGCCAAGGATTTCCTAACAGGACTAAAATTCCTAATTTTGACGCAAATAACATAATTGTTAGTTATACAATTACAAAACGTGAAGTAGTAGTAAACGGGACAAGTAAGGTTTTTAAAAAAGTAATTAATAGTAATGATGTTAAACCATTTTATGAATTTTTCTTACCTGAACAAAATGTAATAAGTATAACATCAGTCATACAAAAAGATGGAACATCATTTTCTAGCCCACCGACATATGGGGAATTTATAACATCACCAGATAAATGGTATGAAGTAGACGCCTTAGCAGAAAATACAGTATTTATCGAAGACCAAACAAAGGCTTCCGATAAACCAGGTATTAAAGTAGGTAAATATATAGAAACCGAAAATAGATTTATATCTGAATATACACCTGAAGGATATTGTAAACTTACTTTCGGAGCGGCAACATCAACAGCCGATGACCAGCTAGCCGAGTTTGCTAGAACAGGAATACCAGTAAGACTACAGGATTATCAAAATAATATTGGATTAGGAAAAACAGTTAAAGCAAATACTACTTTGTTTGTAAAATATAGAGTAGGTGGAGGGCAAAGTTCTAATATCGGAGTCAATACAATCACGCAGTTAGGTACTATAAACTTTACCGTAAACGGACCTTCACCAAACATAAATCAAAATGTAATACAAAGTTTAAGATGTAATAACGTAACTGCGGCCATCGGAGGAGGAGACTTACCAACAACAGAAGAAGTTAGAAACATGGTTACGTTTAATTTCGCGGCACAAAAAAGGGCTGTTACAGTAAACGATTATAATTCTTTACTCAAAACAATGCCAAGTAGATTTGGTGCACCGGCAAAGGCCGCAATAACAGAAGAGGATAATAAAATTAAAATACAGATTTTATCTTACGACTCAACAGGTAAATTAACAAGTAATGTTTCTAATACTTTAAAACAGAATATTGCAAATTATTTATCAAACTATAGGATGATAAATGATTATATATCTATTAGAAGTGCTCAAGTCATAGACTTAGAGTTTGAACTTTCCGTTGCAATGCAATCAACAGAAAATCAAGGACAGGTAATAACAAATATAGTTAACGGAATAAACTCATATATATCACCTATGACTAATACATTAGGTAAAAACTTAAATGTGTCAGATATTAGAAGAATAGTACAAGATATACCTGGTGTTAGTACACTGTCGGATATAAAAATATTTAACAAAATTGGAGGTCAATACTCGTCGTCAGAAACATCACAAAGGTACAAAGACAGTGAGACCAAAGAGATTGAATTAATAGATGACACAATATTTGCACAGCCAAATCAAATATATCAAGTTAGGTTCCCTGAAAAAGATATTAAGATAAGAATAAAAACACTTAAAAACGTAGACTTCTCTTAAACATCGTTTTATATACTTTTATTTTTTTAACTTTAAAATTAAGGTAAATAACTATTTATCTTAAAAGTATTTAATGTCTAAAAATTATAGGTTTAAAACTGAAGTTGGTATCGATAAAGAAGTAAGGTTACAGATAGAACAAGATTTTGATTTTCTTGAAATTTTATCTTTGAAGTTAAGGCAAGAAGATATCTACGACCGATATTGTGCAGACTATGGTGTTGTGGCGGGTAGGGTCGTAGCAAATGGGGGGTTTGGAATACCAAATGTAAACGTATCAGTTTTTGTTCCGTTAGATAATATTGATGAGAATGACCCAATAATATCGACATTATATCCATATAAAACAGTATTACAAAAAAATGAAGATGGATATAGATATAACCTTTTACCATATAAAAAAGAATATGGAGGACATAACCCTACAGGTACTTTTCCTGATAGAGAGGATGTGTTAACAAGAAAAGAGGTACTATATGTTTATGAAAAATATTACAAATATACTGTAAAAACAAACAATAGTGGTGACTTTATGATTGTTGGAGTACCACTTGGTACACAACAATTAGTTTTTGATTTGGACCTTTCTAATATAGGTGAGTTTTCGTTAAGACCTGCAGATTTAATTAGAATGGGTCTCGGAAATGAACAACAGTTCGATGGACAAAATTTTAGAACTTCAGAAAACTTAGATAGCCTACCACAAATAATTAACACCGTAAAACAAGTTGAAGTAAATTCTTTTTGGGGACAAAACGAATTATGTGATGTAGGTATTACAAGAATAGATTTAGATTTACGAGATTTAGGGATTGATATATTACCACACTGCGTGTTTATGGGGTCAATAATGTCAACATCAGAAGACGACTACATTAAGAGAAGTTGTAAACCTAAAAATAATATGGGTGAGTTTTGTAGTCTAATCACAGGACCCGGTGTGATACTTTCAATAAGACACACGATAGAAATTGATTTTAGCGGCAATCCAATATTAGAGGAATATCGTTTAGAAGATGGTGGAAATATAATAGATGAGAATGGTGTGTGGTTAACGGAG